GCAGATGGATAATACCATGTCACTTCTCCAAATAAACAATTTACACCAGCGTAGACTAATTTTTGAGAACCATAATTAAATCCAAGATCTCCTGGATTGTTTTGAGTAAACACAAAATCCTCAACTGAACAATCTAATGTTTTTACTGTTCCGTCAAAATAATTAAATCCACCAGAATCATCCATCCAGTAAACTATACCGTCTTTAAACTGCATTGCATGTTGACCAACACATCCACAGTTTGATCCAACTTTTCTAATACTAAATGTAAATGGAGCTCCTACGTATTGAATGGTATAAGCTGCAGTATCTGTAGTTACTAATATATAATCTTTTCCTCTTATAGCTGCACGAATTTCTGTTCCATCATCAATTCTAAAAGTTCCTGCCGTATTGGTTGATGTAGGCTCATAGGTATTAAAATCTTCTTGATTAGAAAATCTTATAAACATTTTATCTTGTGTGGTAGTTGAACCAATTGTTGTTTCAGTACCAAGATGTAAAAGATGTCTGTCTTGATCAGATACAATAGTCATTACGGATTTCGTAGGCGCTCCTGACATAATCGTTGCTCTTGTTGTTAAAGCAGTAGGTGTATTTTGAATTGGTTGCCATGTAAACGTTCTGCCGTTAAATATAGTTGCAATAAGTGTTTGACCAAAATTATCCAAAGACCAATTTCCTGGTTCAATGTCCGCTCCTGCTGCCAAAGATGCGTCACCCCAACCTGTCAGTGCAACAACACCCACGCCATCTGAGTGAGATGCCGGAGTAGTGCTTTGTTCTCCTCTATCACAACCTGTTAAATCATTTCCTGAAATTCCTGTGTAAGTAATAATCTCTGAATTAATTTTTACAGATCCAGATGTTGGAAATCCTGTTGTGTCAGTTAATGTAATAGTTGTGACTAAATCATTTATACCACCATTTAAAGTTGTTTCTAATGAACTTTCTCCTCCATACAAATCTGTGCCCCAGCCGTAACCTGCACTTTGTCCAATAGGTCCAACTTTTACATATCTGTTTATTGTAGCAGCACCATCCGCTGTATTATTAGCAGTAGCATTTGCTGCCATTGTGATGGTAAATGAATTTGCATCGACTCTTGAAGTTACTTCAAAGGTCTGATCTTCAAAATCTCCTGCAGTATATCCTGCTCCTGTTGGTGGAGTTACTGAAGTAAAAGTAAAATAATCACCTTGTTGTAATAAGTGTCCATTAAGATTAACTGTTACAATTGCCGACCCGTTAGTTGTATCGAAGGTGGCACCCGTTTGAGCTGTTTCTAAAGGTGTAATATCATAAAAAACATTTTGATAATAAATAATTAAAGTTCGTAAAGTTCCAATAGCCGCATAGACTCTACCGTCTAAATCAGTCCATTGATGTTGTGCTCTTGCAACGCTAGATAAAGTATTTGAAGTAATTTTTTCCCAGCCACCTATTTTCTCAGGTAAACCTGAACGAAAGCGTACAAAATCCCCATCAACATACTGTTGTTCAGCTGCTGTATCGGTTATTTGTTTGTTAAATCCTGGTCTTATATTTATTAAGCTTAATGGCATATAACTATTATACCTTAGTAACTTAAATAATTAAATACAAAGTCTTTGAGATAGGGGTATGATATCTTTATCTATTCCTAAATGAGGTCTTTTATCAAATTTAAAATCTCTATAAGGCCCATCTGCATCTACAAAATGTAAAAAAACTTGAGATGTCCAATCTCCTTTATATTCTTCTCTCCAATGTTCTACTTCATTTCCACAATAAAGAGATGCGTCTCCAGGGTTTAATATAATAGGATTGCCATTCATAAAAATTGGATATTCTTGCGAACCGTCACTATTAATATTTATAGTAACACTTATCTCACATGAAGGTCTGTCCGTATGTTTTGGTAAATCACTTAAATAAACATACATTCTCCAAAAAGAATAACAAGGTAATAATTTTAAGTTAGCATTTTTTTCTAAAATTTCTTTTTTTGTTACTAATAAACTATCCATAACAGGATCACCGTAAAAATTAGTTTCTCCCATTTTAGTTTGGGAAATATCAAAATTTTTTTTATTTACTCTATGTTTAAACAATGTGTATTGAGTTAAAAGATCCACTTCATCTTTAGATAATAAATTTTTTATAACTAAATATTTTTTGTCTTTTATCGTATCCATGCTACTACTGTATACCTTGTTCCTTGTGTTACTGGTTTGACGCCATGAGGATATAAAAAATTACTCGGCCAAATTACTAAGCTATTTTTTTTTGGTTTGATAGTCAAATAAACTTCAGAGTTCATATGATTTAAAAAATTTAATTCACCTCCACTATAATTATCATTTAAAAAATAAATACAACTAAGTGTTCTTGGGGTAAAAGGGCCATCATCTACATGAGGTTCATATTTTCCATTTAGTTCATATTTTAATATACTTATATTTTGAATATCTATAGAATCTGGCATCGGCATTTTATATTTGGAATGATAGATTTTTAAACATTGTTCGAAAGATGAGTTAAGTAAATTATACCAATGATTGGAAGTCGCACTTGATTTAGTACTTAAAGAATGTTCTTTTACATCTCTAACGGAAGTATTACATACTTCCTCGTTAGAATCACCTACAACTGTTGCGGTTTCGTATTTAAAAAAATCTAAAGATTTTAAAAATTTAGAGTGTACGGCTTCAGGTAAAATATTATTAAAAGTTTGAATATATTCCGTTAAATTAGTCATAACGAATTAATAACGGATAAGATTTAATATGTAAACTAAAACTCTAAAATTCCGTCTAAATTTATTGAGTTATCTTGACATAAGGTTTGCCAACAAAAACTTTGCCCTGAAGGAAGGGTATCAACGTTAATACTATTTAAATAATTTTTTATAGTTGTCCACTCTTGAGGTGCATTTTCATTATTTTCAAGAGCATTTGTTATTTTTTCTTTTAACTGATTTATATTTTGTTCAATTTCATAAGGGTCTATATCATTAGTAATGTTTGTGCCATCTGGTCTAGTTTTAGAATTATCTTCAAAAGATAACTGTCCATTATTTACAGTAACACATTTGTGATTATAAATAAGATCTGAATATTGTTGGGAAGTAAGTTCTATTGCTGATAAACTATTGTCTTGCGACAACCAAAAATTTTTAGAATTATCGCTGCCTACTATTTTATAGATATTATTATTATTTGCTACAACCCATGCACTCATCTATTACTCTCCATCATTAATATAAGCACCTAAATAACCAGCATTTCCAGGATTTCCAGCACCTCCGTTACCACCAACACCTCCAGTTATAGGTGCATTAAGAAAATCGGTTGTGATTGCAATAGTAGCACCAGGTGCACTTCCAGGATTACCAGAAGCAGCTCTTCCGCCATTATTAGCATAAGGTTTTCCAGCACCGCCATTCCCACCATTAACGGTACCGATAGTACCAATAGTTGTAGCTCCTCCTGCATTACCAGCAGGTGCTCCTCCAAAAGTGCCAGCATTACCACCATTACCTTGTGCGCCTACTGAAAAAGGTTGAGAAAAAGGAGCGCTTATTGTAGCAGCATAATATCCGTAAGCTCCATCACCACCATCACCGCCTACGTTTCTGGTGTTTGGACTGTTAGGCGGATTTCTTGCAGCTCCTCCGCCACCTCCAGCTCCTGATTGCATGAATGCGCCTAAAAAAGATCCTGTATTACTAGTTATAGTTCCAGAACCAGGTCCTTTTGTTGCAACTTTAAATAAAGTTGCACCTCCTCCTGCAGAGCCATCTGCTACTGCAGTAATTCTACCTTGAGCATCTACCGTGATATCTACTGTGGTGTAAGAACCTGCTGTTCCACCAGAATCTGTTAAAAGATCATCTAATTTTGCTGCAGTAACTTGATTGTCTGAAATTTTAGCCGTCGTAACTTGATTGTCTGAAATTTTAGCCGTCGTAACTTGATTGTCTGAAATTTTAGCACTTGTGATAGCGTTATCTGCAATTTGAGCAGTTGATACAGTTCCTGTAACATCTGCAAAAGCAATTGTCCCACCTAATGTGTCTAAAGAAATTTCATTTAAATTTGTTCCGTCAGAATAGGCTGCAAAAATTTTAGCTGCATTTAATGTAAAACCTGTTCCACTTGCAGTTTTAATAGTTAAGTTTGTTGGACCTACAACTGCTGAGCAGTCAAAGATATAAAATTTTTCAATGGAATCTGGAATCGTTACAATTGAAGCTGAAGTTAACGTTCCCGTAAATTTTAAAACCATGTTTCTTGCATTTGAGATAGTTTTATCTGTCATTGCAAGAGCTACAGTTCCTCCATCCGTAAGTGCTACTGCTTCATAACCAGCAATTGCTTGTTGAATAAGATTTAAATTGTTATTTGTATTATCACCCCACGTACCAGCGTTTTCGCCAGTGACCATGAGTTCT